TCTTCAACTACATTGACAGTAACTGCAGTTACAAGTGGTGGTTTATATACAGGACAAACAATAACAGGAACAGGGGTAAGTTCAGGAACTACTATTACTGGNCAATTAACTGCTACCAATACTCCTGCAGCAACTGCTAATTATGTAAGTAGTGGNGCTGTAGGTACCTTTACATTTAATGTTTCAACAGCAACAAATATTGCTGTAGGACAATTTGTTTCAGGAACAGGTATTCCTTCTAACACTTATGTAACTAACGTAGCTGGAAATACTATTACTATTTCTAATGCGTTTACTACAATTGCTTCTGGAACTTATAAATTTTATGTAGCAGGTAATAAAGGTACTTATTCTGTATCTATTTCTCAATCAGTATCAAGTACAACTATTACAGGTGTGGTAGGTACAGGTGCTGCCGCTTCAGCCGCTTTAAATGCTTTCCCTTCTAATCCTGTTAGTGGTCTTCCTTACCTTGATGGGTATGTCTTTGCAATGGACCAACGTGGTACTATTTGGCAAAGTGATGAAGAAAACCCTACATCATGGAACCCATTAAACTATATCACTGCTAATGCAGAACCTGACTTAGCAATGGGTTTAGTAAAACATCTTAACTACCTTGTAGCATTTAAGCAATGGACTACAGAGTTTTATTATGATAATGCTAATCCTGTAGGTTCAGTGTTGTCTTGTAATACAACAGCTACATTAGAAATTGGTTGTGCTTCTGGAGATTCAATTCAATCTTTTGAAGAAATTGTAATTTGGATGGCTAATAACAAAGAAGGTGGTAGAACAGTCAATGTTCTTTCTGGACAAGTGCCTCAAGTTATTTCTAATAAAGCCATTGAGAACTTCCTTAATGCAAGTGACCTATCTACAGTGTATAGTTGGGTGTATAAAATCTCTGGGCACACTTTTTATGGTTTAGTATTAGCAGACCAAGATGTAACAATGGTTTACGACTTAGCTGAAAAAGAATGGCATTTCTGGACTACAAGTAAACAATTCATTGGTGGTGGTGAAGGATATTTTGAATGTACTTTTGTACAAACCTTCCCAGCAAATACAAAAAACACTTATGTACTTGACGCAGTGACAGGAAACGTGTATACTATAGGTGTAGGTAATTATAAAGACCCTTTTGGACCAATCATGGTAAGAATGGTTACACCAAGAGGACGCTTTGGTACATCTACACAAAAGTCCAATAGTGAATTGGTTATCTTTGGTGATAACATTAATGACACAATTAATGTAAGACACACTAATGATGATTATGTCACTTGGTCAAACTATAGACAAGTTGATTTAAGTTTACAGAAACCTATTTTATATAATTTAGGTAGATTTAGACGTAGAGCCTATGAGTTCCTTTACACAGGGTTCCAACCACTCCGTTTAGATGTCTGTGAGCTTAAACTATCAGGGGAACCATCCACAGAATGATTACTTATCAAGTTGAACGTTATTACCTTGTTATTGATGAAATAAAAGAATTGTTTGAAAATCATTGGGAAGAAGTTTCAGGGAATCCAGAAATACCTCTTAACCCAGATTATGATAGATATTTAGAACTTGACAGACTTGAAATACTACACATGATAACTGCTCGTAAAGAAGGCAAAGTAATTGGTTATCATGTTTCATTTGTACTTCCCCACATGCACTACAAACAAAGTATAACATGCTTTAGTGATATATTCTTTATTCATAAAGACCATCGACAAGGGTTTGTTGGAATTAAGTTGTTTAAGTTTTTAGAGGAAAGTTTGAAAGAAAAGAATGTGCAACGTATTTATATGGGCACAAAATTAAAACTGGATATTGGCCCTATACTAGATAGACTTGGGTATAAGGCAATTGAAAGAATATACACTAAGATGATAGGATAATTATGTTTAATTTAAAAACACTTAAATGGCTTCTTATAGACCAGTTTATGTTTAATTTAGGTACTGCTGCTTCTGTAGTGGGAATTGCCTCTGGTGTAAATAATTTATTTGGTGGTGGTAGTTCTGGAGCAGGTAATGTGGCAGGTGGTGCTTATTATGACCCATTTGCTCAATATAGAGGTCAGTATGCTACTCAGTTAAATCAACTAATGGCTAATCCTGCTTCTGTTACTTCTCTTCCTGGTTATCAATTTAACTTACAACAAGGTCAACAAGCTCTTAACCGTCAAGCGGCTCAAACAGGACAACAAGCATCTGGAGCACAACAAGTTGCTTTACAACAATATGGGCAAGACTATTCTAATAATTATTTAAACACTCGTTTGAGTCAACTATCACAATTGTCTGGGGCAACTCAAGCTCCATTAAGTGTTGTAGGTCAAAATCAACTTAATGCTCAAAACCAACAACAAGCACTTGGTAACATTATGGGGGGTCTTGGTGGACTTTCTCAATCAGGTATTTTTGGAGGACCTAGCTCTCCAACTTATAATAGTTATGCTCCTGGATATGTAGGTGGATATACACCAACTGATACTTCTGGTTCTGGCGGGAATAACCCGTATGGATATACTGGCACTGACCCTAATATGGGTGGCGGTACAATTGGCCCAACATATTAATTAAGGAATAAATATGGCAACATTAATGGATGCTTATCAAAGTGCTGTAAAAGGTGCCCAAGATATTCAACAAAAACAATTTGAAATTGATGCTTATAAAAAGCAACTTGCTGACCAAGCAGAAGCTGAAAAGACTTATGCAGAAGCACAAAAAACACAACCAACTATGGTTGGTGGTTATCAAGACCAAAAAGGCCCTCCATCTTTAGCACAAAATATTTTACCAGGTGAATCTGGGGGTATGCCTAAACAAGCAACTGCCCCTATGGGTGGTGCTCCTATGCCTAGTTTTATGGGGGGTGCTGGTGCAGAGGCTGCAGCTAAAGAACCTACTAAAGAAACTCCTGCTACTCCAATGGAACGACTTAAAACATCTAAGAATGAAGTAGAAGGTTTACAAGGTGTTTTACAAAGAAATACTAATGCTATTAAACTTGCCAATTCAAAAGGTAATTATAAACTAGCTAATGCTTTGGCATTGCAAAATGAAGAGATACAAAATAAACATGCAAAAGCTCAAATTGACCTTCTTTCTAATGCACAAACTACTTTAGAACTTGGTGGACAACTTGTTAGAGGGTATGAAGCTGACCTTAAATCTAATCCTTCAGATGCTAATGGAGCATGGGCTAGGTTTGTATTGTCAGCACAATCTAATCTTGGAGTAACTGGAGACCAATTATTACAAGCTCGTACTCCACAAGAACGCCAAGCTCTTGTAGAACAAATGAAGGGTAGTGCTGATAAAAATACAGAAGTTCTTAAAGCTCAAAAAATGCAACTTGAATTTGAAGCTAAACAAGCTGAAACACAAAGAAAAACTGAACGTGCTCAAGAATTAAACGATTTAGCTGAAAGAAAACTACAACTTCAAAAAGATGGAATGGAAGATAAAGCTAATCTTATTCAAGCTAAAATTGACCAATTAAAGATTTTAGGTGAATTAGAACAAGCCAAAACAGAACAAGCAAAAGCTAAAAAAGGTGGAGTAGGTCCTACTGCTTTCTTAAAGAATACTATTGGGGATTCTTCTGGGGATGCTAAAATTGACCAAAACATCACTAACACTGGTGGAGCTATTGTAGCAGCAGACCATTTAATTGATAGATTAAAAGACCCAGAAATTCTTACAGGTGCTCAATTATCATTAAAAACAATTCAAAACCGTATTAAAGGTTTATCTGAAAATAAAGAAATTACTGATGATGATATTAAAAATTTTGTTGAAGGGTCTGTAGAACCTACAGCTAAAAATGCAGCTTTCAGAAAAGAAGCTTTATACACTGCTTTTGAAATTGAGAAGGAAGCTCAAGGTGGTCGTTTAACAGTTGCAATGATGAAACAAGGGGGTAGTGCTCTTGACCCAACTAAATACACTAAAGAAGGTTATGGAACTGTCTTAGCTACTCGTAGGAAAGAATTATACCGTAAACTTGAAGGTTGGAATTTAGATGATGACCAAAAACAAAAACTTGTAAATAAACTTAGTGAAAAAGCTCCTCCAATGAAAACAACTGAAACTCCTTCAGTTACTTCTAAACAACAATATGATGCTTTACCTAGTGGAGCTATTTATATTGAAGATGGTAAAAAATATAGGAAACCATAATGGCTAGTAAATTTGGTGGTATTGCACTTGATGAAGAAACTCCTAAAGCTACTAGTGTTGGCTCTAAATTTGGAGGAACTCCTGTAGAAGAAGAAGAACCTACCCCTGCTAAAGGGGTTCTATCTCATATTACTGATGTAATTAATCGTGGGATTATTGCAAAAGGAATAGGTGGATTTGTTGATATGGCTTCTACTGGATTAGAAGAAGCTAGTAAAATTGAACGTTCTGCTATGGGTAAAGACCTTCAACAAAAAATGGGGGCAGGTTATAAGGCTCCAGAAAAACCTGTACTTGGTTCTGAGTGGATTGGTCAAAAGATGCAAGAAGCAGGTATGGTTACTCCTACTCGTAGACCTGCAGAAGAAGAAGCTGCTAGTATGCTTCCTATTGCTATTACTGGCGGAGTATCAGGAGCAAAAGCTGCAAAGAAAGCTTTCGATTTTTATAAACTTTCTAAAGGCACTGAAGCTGAACAAATGGCTCAAAGCCTTAGAGGAGAACTTGAATCTAAAGCAGGAGAAGTAGTATCTCAACAAGAGGCTGCTCAACAACCTGAACTTGAAAAATTACAAAAGATTGGTAAAGCTCAAGAAGAACTTGGTGGCCGTGAAAAAGTTGCTTCAGCTCGTGAAAAACAAAGACAAGCTACTCTTGAAAAACATCTTACTTCTTTAAGTTCAGAAAATAAAGTCCTTGCTGAAGATGTAGGAGAAGTAATTCAACCTGCTGGTCGTAAAAACATTCAAGCTTTAAAACAAACTCAACAAGAAGAAGCTATTGGACAAATTAAAGACCCTGCATTTGCAGAAGCTAAAGCTAGACAAGCTAAGGGTGACTTTATATCTACAAATCCAAAAAGTGCTGAACAGTTTAATAAAACTCTTGGAGAAGTTAAACAACAAATTGAAGACACTCCAGAACCTTTTAGGTCAGAACTTAAAAAACGTTTTTCAGCAATTGAAGGTGAAAAAATTCCTTTAACTGAAGAAGAGAAAAAAGTAGAACAATTAAGAGCTACTGTAAATCCTGGATATAAACCTAAAGACTTTAAAACTAAACCTTTAACATTAGACCAAGCAGAGTTTTTAAGACGTATGCTTACTAATAAAGATTTAACAACTGTAGAAGGTTTTAGTGCTTTAGATGCTACTCGTATGAAAAAACTTTCTGATAAACTTCTTGGTGCTATGAACGCTTATGAACCTAGAGTTGGTGAGTATATTCAAAAGTACAAAGAAACTTCAGAGCCTATTACCAGAGCTTTAGCTGGTAGAGGAAAAGCTCTTACTGACACTGAAATTGCTGCTGAAGAAAAAGCATTATTTTCTGCTGATAAAAAAGCAACTGCTAATTATTATTTAGATGGGTCTCAAGAAAAAGCTGAACGACTTTTAGCTTTAACTGGAGGTAAAGACCCTAAAGTATTAAATGCAATTAGAGGTCATTTTAGAACTGAAGTTGAAGGAATGACTGCAAAACAAACAGAAGACTTTATTAGAAAGCAAGAAGGTCTTTTAAGAGTGTTCCCAGAAATGCGAACACCTTTAATGAAAATAGCAGAATCTAAAAAGATAAATGAAATGGCTGGAACGACTGCAGGTAAAAAAGCTGAAGCTGCTGCTACTCGTCTTGCAGGTGAAGCAGAAAGAGCTAAATCTGCAATTACTATGTCAGAAAAAGAAGCAGAAAAATATAGGATGTCTTTAGGTAAACTTTCTACAGGTGACGCTAAACAAGCTATGTCTGAAGGTAAATCTATTATTAATAATTTACGGAAAGATAAAAAAATTGATGATGTTGAGTATAAAAAACTTTTAAATCAATTTGATGAAATTGAACGTAAATATGGTAAGAGTGCTGCTGCTAAAAATGCCATTAATTATATGGTTAGACGTTCTATTTATGGAATGGGTGTTGCAGGTACTGCTGGTTATTATGGCTATAAAGCTCTTTCTGAAGATTAAGGATAATAAATGAAAGTATTACTATTAGATGCTACTGGAGCACTTGTTGACTTTGGTATTCGTTGTATTGAAGCTGGACATGAAGTAAAACAATGGATTAAAAAAGATGCCAAAGGTAATGAGTCTGACGTTGGTCGTGGCCTTATCCCTCGTGTAGCCGACTGGCAACAACACATGAATTGGGCTGACATCATTGTTCTTTCTGACAATGCCTATCAAATTAACTTTTTAGAAAAATATCACAAGCAAGGTTATCCGATTGTTGGTCCTACGAATCTAGGTGCAGACTTAGAGCTTGACCGTGGGTTTGGTATGAAAGTATTGGAAAAGGCTGGCCTAGATGTTATTCCTTCTGAGTGTTTTGATGACTACACCTCTGCAATTGAATATGTTAAAGCAAACCCAAAACGTTATGTATCAAAGCCGTCTGGTGATGCTGACAAAGCCTTAAGCTATGTAGCTAAATCTGCTGCAGATATGATTTTCATGCTTGAACGTTGGAAATCAAAAGGTAAAAACAAACAACCTTTCATCTTACAAGAGTTTACTCCTGGTATAGAAATTGCAGTGGGTGGTTGGGTAGGTCCTCATGGTTTTAATAAACTTAAGTGTGAAAACTTTGAGTTTAAAAAACTTATGCCTTCTAACTATGGTGTAAACACTGGTGAGATGGGAACTGTTATTAAGTATGTAGAACAATCTCAACTCTTTGATGAAACACTTGGTAAACTAGAAGACTACTTACGTTACATTGGTTATTGTGGTTATGTAGATTTGTCTTTCATTATTGACAGTAAAGGTAGTCCTCGTCCTTTAGAGTGGACAACTCGTCCAGGTTGGCCTCTATTTAACATTCAATCTGCTTTACATAAAGGAGACCCTGTTGAGTGGATGTATGACTTGGTACATGGCTTTGATTCTTTGAAAGCATATAAAGACATTGCTGTTGGTGTTGTAGGAGCTATCCCTGACTTTCCTTTTACTAAATCAACAGGAAGAGACCCATCTGGTTATCCTGTATATGGTTTAGAAAAAATATTTGATGATGTTCACCTTTGTGAAGTTAAAATGGGTAAAGCCCCAGTGTTAAGGAATGGAAATATTGTACAAGAAGATATGGTGGTCTCTGCTGGGGATTATGTACTTGTTGCTACTGGCACAGCCTCTACTGTTGAGAAAGCTGCGAAGAAAGCATACGAAGTTATGGAGTGTGTGGAGATTCCTAATAGTCTTATTGTCCGTGATGACATTGGTGAACGATTGGAGAAAGAGCTTCCAATCTTACATAGCTACGGTTATTGCACAGACTTTGTTTATTGTGAAGAGGAAGAAGATTAATGGGATTGCCATTACCACCTCCCCCAAATAACCCTGTCTCAAATAGTTTTGAATGGAGAGAGTGGTTCTTTAAACTATGGACTAAAACTTCATCTGCAGCAGGTGTTTTGTTTAATGACTTAGGGTTTATGGGAAGTAACATTACTTCTATTGTTACTCGTAACCATAATGACTTGACAAACATTCAAGGAGGAACTCCTGGTCA